CCCGAGGCAGCCGAGCAGGCCATGCAGCGCGCGATGTGTACGCCGCCCGCATGGGCCGCAGGTCTGCCGCTGGGGATCGAGACGCATTCGATGATACGCTACGGGAAGGGGTAGGACATGCAAGAACAACAATTCTACGACTACATCACGGGGCTCGCCCCGGCAGGCGAGACGGCGCTGCTGGTGCGCCAGAAACCCGTCATGCGCGACGGTGAGCACCAGACGTTCCTCGACGGTTCGCTGAAGTACACTTGGCCCGCGTACATGCCCACCAAGCGCCGCGCGGAGGGCGAGGCGTGGTATCTCAACACCGGCTCGTTTATGGCGTCGCGTTTCCTCGACGGCAAGCCCAGCGCCAGCGCCGCCAACTGTGACTACGTCCTGTGCATGATGCTGGACGACATTGGCACCAAGTCCAAGACGCCGCCCCTGCCCCCGACGTGGATCATGGAGACCAGCGAAGGGTCGTTTCAGTGGGGCTACGGCTTCAGCGAGCAACCATCCAAGGGCGAGTTTAGCGCGGCCATCACCGCCATCGCCGAGGCGGGCTACACAGATCCCGGCGCGGTCAACGCCGTGCGAAATTTTCGCATCCCCGGCTCCGTCAACCTGAAGCCCGGTCGCGATCTCTTCCGTTCACGTTTGGTTGAGTTTCACCCTGACCGTGAGTACACGCTGCCGCAGATCTGCGAGGCGCTGGGTGTGACGCCAGCGGAGGCCGACACCGCGCGCGTCCTGTCGTTCAAGCTGCGCGACACCGGCAAGGACACCGTGCTGGAGTGGCTCAACGACAAGGGTCTGGTGCTGTCGCACACGAACCCAGAGGGCTGGATGGGTATCGTATGCCCCAACCACGCCGAGCATACGGACGGACAGATCGGAGCCCGCTACAAGCCGTTGGACCGCTCGTTCTGTTGCTACCACGGCCATTGCGAGGGCTTTAACACGCAAGCGTTTTTGACGTGGGTCCACGACAACGGTGGCCCGCGCGTCTCGCCCGGCCTGCGCGACGAGTTGCTGGCGCAGCACATGCAGGCGGCGATGTCCAAGCTGTCGCCGACCGAGGCGTTCCCTGACGAGGCTGCCAAGGTCATCGCCGAGGTGGAGCGCAAGGAGGTCGGACGCGTTGACAAGGCGAACTGGTATGAGCGGTTCGCGTATGTTGTGGAGGATGACGCTTATTTTGACATGGACGCCCGCACCGAGTTGAGCCGTCACAGCTTCAACGCCATCTTTCGCCATGTGTTTTGCAAGTCCATCCACGTTACCGGCAAGACCGCCCGCCGCATCGAGGCCAGCGTCTGCTACGACGAGAACCGCAGCGCCGCCAACGCCCGTTTGCTGCGCGGCATCACCTACGCCGCTGGCGACGGGGTGCTGGTGTCGCGCGACGGCGACGTGTACGGCAACCGCTGGCGCGACGCCCGGCCTGACCTGACCGGCGTCGCGTCCGGCGACGTGTCCCGGTGGCTGGACCACTGCCGGGTGCTGGTGCCAGAGGAGGCCGAGCTGAACCATTGCCTCGACGTGATGGCGTTCAAGCTTCAGAACCCCCGCGTCAAGGTCAACCACGCGATCCTGCACGGCGGCGACGAGGGCTCCGGCAAGGATACGATGTGGGCTCCAGCCATCTGGGCGGTCTGCGGGCCAGGTCTCAAGAACCGTGGTCTGGTGGACAACGACGGCTTGACCTCCCAGTGGGGTTACGCGCTGGAGTCGGAAATTCTGATTTTGAACGAGTTGAAGGAGCCAGAGGCGTCGCAGCGCCGCGCGCTTGCCAACAAGCTGAAGCCCATCATCGCTGCCCCGCCGGAGACGTTGCCGATTAACCGCAAGGGCCTGCACCCCTATGACATGGTGAACCGCATGATGGTGCTGGCGTTCACCAACGATCCAGTGCCCATCTCGATCTCGTCCGGTGACCGTCGCTGGTTTTGCATTTGGAGCGCCGCCGGTCGTATGCCCGCCGACGAGGCGCAGGCGATGTGGACCTGGTATCGTAACGGTGGGTTCGAGACCATCGCCCGGTGGCTGGCTGACCGTGACGTGTCCAAGTTCAATCCGGCAGCGCCGCCCATGTGGACCGAGTTCAAGGAAAACCTGATCGAGAACGGCATGAGCATCGCCGAGAGTTATATCGTGGACCAGATCCGCGCCAAGACCGGAGAGTTTGCCAAAGGCGTCGTCGCCACGCCATTCTTCAAGCTGTGCCAGTTCTTGACGGTCAACGCGCCTGGCGGCGTCAAGATCCCGCAGGCGGCGCTGCTCCATGCCCTCAAGGAGGCCGGGTGGGTGGATATGGGGCGGATTGGATCGTTCGAGCATTCCAGCAAGCGCCACATCTACGCCGCGCCTGATCTAGCGCGGACGCAGACCAAAAGCTATCTGCGAAACTTGCTAGAGCCTGTCGCCAGCGCGGAGAGTAACGTGCGCGATTTCCCCGGCAAGAAGCCCTGAACGAAAGACCCCCGGTTGCGTGAGCGACCGGGGGCAAGTGGCGTGTCGAACAAACACTAGGACTAGGCCGTCAGACAGCCTGTCTGACGCGCCGGGGCGGGTGCCCCGACGATCCGGTTTTCACCGGATCTGTTTAGCGGCACGAGCCGCATGTTCATCATCTTCACGTAAGGCGTGGGTTGCGACGCACCAAGCTTCCTCGATGTCGCGCGGCGGGATGTCTTCAATGACGCGCAGCGCAGCGCGCAGGTTTTCGATCCGATACTCCAGCGTCTCTATGCGGTCCTGTTTGGCGCAGGCGGTCGCGCGGTCGTCAACGCCCAACAAGATCAGCAGTTCTTCAATCCCGCGTTCCATCTCATCATGGAACATCTGCTTCTTGCGGCCTTCGCAATAGTATGCCAGCAACGCCGCTTCATGGATGGCCTTGGCGGCGATCTGGATCTTTACATACGCAACTTCATCGTGTTCGTTGATACCGATCTTAAACATGTCAGGCTCCCCTTGGTTGACGGTGGACCATCGCACGTCAGCGTGATGGTGTAAAGGATTATTCTGCATCCAGTGCTTTGCGGTCATCGCGGGTGCGGTACTTTTTGTTGATGTCGATCATGGCCTCGCCTCCGTCAGGAACGCAGGCGCGTCCAGCGGCTCATCGTCGGGCCGGTCGGGCATGGTCGCGCGGGGCATGGCGGCGGGCGCTTGCGCCTGCGCCAGATCGCGCGCGACCAACTCGAAATATCCCGCGCCGTCCTGCCAATGGTCCAGAAAGGACGGGTCGCCGCACAGGATGCGCGCGACCTTGTCGGCGACGACTTCCAGCGCCTGCGCCTGCGCCACGTCGAGGCGGTTCCAATTGCGCGACGTGCGCATGACGTTTTTGATGGCTTGCGAGTAGCCCGCGACTTCGCGGAATAACCCGTGGGTTTGTTCGCGGTCAGATAGGATCTGGTCTGTAATGCTCATTTGGCGCGGTCCTTTTTCGGTTGTAGGGCGTTCAAAATGGTAGTGTGGTCGCGTCCGCAGAATAATCCGATTTTCTTTAGGGACCATCCATGCTTGCGTAGCGCCTTGTACACGTCCGCGCGGGCGTGGGTGAAGGGCAGGGTGCGGCTTGGCCCCATTGCGTCGGTCCAAGTCATGCCGTGGGGCGCGAGGGCGCCCTGAGCGATGCGCCTGGCGGCGGACATGGTGTACTGAAAGGACGCCGGGGGCAGTTCGGGCGGGTCGGGCTCCGGCTCCGGTTCGGGCGGCGGGGGCGGCGCGATCGTCACCGGCGCGGGCGGTGGTCCGGCGTTAAGCCTAGCTTTAACCGCCTTATAATGATCCGATAGCGCCAAGTGATAATCAACACTCATGGCACCATCTCCATGAGCCAGCGGCGCGCGTCCGCTTCGTTCTTGGCGTAGCCCAGCGCGCCCAGGACGGTCACGCAACGCCATGCGCGGGCATGGGTGCGCTTGTAGCGCACGGGGCCGTAGTGGCCCAGCAAGCGCCCGTAGTAGGATACGGTGCGGGTGCGGTCGTCATGGATTTGCGTTGTGATCATAGTTTCCCCCATTGGTCGGCCATCGCGTCGGCGATGCCTTGATATGTTCGGCTGCGTTCGCGCCAGCGGTTCGGGCCGGGCGACATGCGGTGGACGCGTTGGGTGCGCCCGTCCACAATATTAGTCGGGTGCAAGGGCGCAAGATTTTTGAGCCACAAGCAGGTTGCTTTGGTTTCGCCATGCCCGAATTGCCAAGGTTGAAGCTGTTGCGATGCGGGCGCAAAGTTTCGAATGCGTTCGCGGGCGTGGCGGTGCATGATCGGGTTCTCAACGGCCACACGATCAATCGGGGCGTTCCAGAATGCGGAGAATAGGTCCGCCGCTTCGTCTAGATCCGCCCACATTTGCGCCAGCGTCTTGCCCTTGGGTGGACGCGATAGCCAACGCACGCCACTGTTGCAAAGCCTAGTGCATGGCGGGTGCGCGACCATGAGCAAATCCCAACCATCGCCTAGCAGGTCGCGCGCGTCACCTATGATGTGCTGGTTCGCGTGATCTTCAGACGGTAGCAGGTCGCATGACCAAGCGTCGTGCCCGCGCGCGGCGAACGCCCGGCGGACTACGCCGGAATATTCGCAGGCGATCAAGACGCGCATCACGCCCTCCGGTTCTGAGCGCGCACCGCGCGCAAGATGGCCTGGCCGTCGCTCGCCCACACGCCGGACGCGCAGGGGCATGGGTGCGATGGTAGTTCGCGCGCCAGTTCGCGCGCTTGTAGCGCGCGCACGGCGGCCATGACAGCGTGGCCATACGCGCGGCGGTCGGCGTCAGGGTTGCGCCTGTAACGGTCCAGTCCGGCGAGGGTCGGATACGCGGGTCCGAAATTTTTGTCGTCGATTTTTCTGCGCTTTGCCATTGTCAAACCTCCAGATCTATATAAACGCCATTGCTAGAAGGGCACCGGTTATTGCTAGGCTTACGATGGTTAGCAGGGCTTCGATTATCGCGATCATTGCTGAGGTTCCGTTGCGGGAGGGGCGGGAGACGGCGCGCTAGGGTGCGCGCCGTGCGGGCGATGGGGCGGATGGGTGTCACGCGCATCAGGCGTTTTCGCTCTCATTTTCAAAATCGCGCTCGTCTTCATAACCTTCGACGATGCTATTCGCGATCTCGCGGAAATTCACGTCCGCCATGAAGGCGATGGCGTAGTCCAGCGCCAAGCCCGACGCGCCCATCGTGACGACCTCGGCAGCGTACTCCTGTAGCGTATCGGCGAGGTCGTACAGATTTAGTTTAAGCCAGCCCATTTCGCGGGGGTCGATGCCGTCGAAGATTTCGAGATTGACGCGCCATGTCGAATAGTTCGTCCAGCCGTTGTATGAAGTGCTCATGTTGTTCGATCCTTTTTTGGTCTCATCAGATGGCGCGTTACGCCATGACGGGCGGGAGCCCGTTTCGACCTAGTAAGTGTCCAAACCGCGCAGCGCCTCTTCCAAGGTTGACGCCTGGCGGATGACGCCGGGCACGCCGTCTGCGTCAATCCACGAATACTCAGCGTCCCAAACGAACCATTCGACGGCGTCGAAGCGTGTATAAACTGGCGCAACGGCGTATCGGCTGTAAGGCCCAAACAAGCGCTTGCGCGCGGCAAGCTCGCCTTTGCGAGCGGGAATGTTGACGTAATCAGACTTGAAGCTTGAGGGTGTAAGCATTTGTTCGGTCTCCGTGTTTGGCGTCTCTGCGCCGTTTCGATGATGTACCTTCGCACACGTCCAATAGCTTGTAAAGCTTTTTCTTGCAGATTAGCGAAAAAAGATTTTAGGCTGATTTTTAGGCTAACATTAGGCTAGTGATTAGGCGCGCGCATTGCCTAGGGATTGCGGGGAGTTTGGCTTTTTAGGCTAATGGTAGGATATATGTTTAGAAGATTATAATTTACATATATATACTGTAGAATAGAATTGTAGGCCGTGACTTGACCCGCGACGTTTCCCGTTTTGGCAGCGATTTTTTCCCGATGACTAATAGGCCTAAAGTGACCATGTGCGCCCATCGCACCCGCGCACCCAGGCGCATAGCATGGGCTCATTAGGCACATTGGGCTATCGCTTGCCCATAGCCCAAAAGGCCCAAGGCCATGACGTGCCATGCGAGCGCAGGCGAGCGCAGGACGCATTGTGCGACTTCTTTCTACTAGCCCAAAAAGCCTAAGCTCCAGGCTCTATTGCCTAGGCCATGTAGCAATTGCTCAGGTCAAGTTGTATAGCTGTGCTTGTGTTGCAACACAAACATGACAATTCATGGGGCTATTGCCATGCTCTAGCAACTTAAGCGCAACAATTCATGGGGCTATTGCCAAGGTTATGTAATTATTGCCAAGCTCAAGGCGGGGGGCCAGGGCCCTGCGCCGCCCGGTCACGGTCACGGAGGGATTGCAAACAATTTTTTTTAAATATAAAATGTCTTACATGACATGGCACACGCTTCCACACGACACGCGCAAGCTTCAGGCAACTGAAGCGCGGCTTGACGCAATCTATTGGGCGGCGCGTAATGGCCTGAAGGGCGACACGCTGGCGCTGGCCGCTGGAATGCGTCCGTCTGAGTATCGGCAGCTCTGCGAGTTTGATCCGCTGACAGAGATGGCGGAACAGAAGGGACGCGCTGACGGCGAGATGGAGATCTCTGGCATACTGCATGACGCGGCGCGGGCGGGCGACGCCAAGGCGGCGCTAGAGATCCTGAAACACGCGCATGGGTGGACCGCCAAGACGGCGGTGGACATCAACATAGACCAGACCATCTCGGTCAAACACGCCTTGGAGATGGCCCAACAGCGGGTGCTGGAAGGGGCGTTTACTGTCGTGGAACAGCTAGAGGACACAGACCGTGCAAACACCAATCTATTCGGCTCAGGACGAGATGGAGGTGATGGCGCGGTTGTGGACGCCCGCGCTGAAGAACGACCCGCTAAAGTTCGTTCTGTACGCGTTTCCGTGGGGGCAGAAGGGGACGCCTCTTGAAGACTTCGCTGGCCCTCGCAAATGGCAACGCGAGGTGCTGCATGAACTGGCGCAGCATATAGAGCAGAACAACGGCAAGGTTGACTTCGACACGCTGCGGATGGCAACCAGCTCGGGTCGCGGCATCGGCAAGTCGGCGCTGGTGTCTTGGCTGGTAATCTGGATGCTATCGACGCGCATCGGGTCTACGACCATCGTGTCGGCCAACTCGGAAGCGCAGCTCAGGTCGGTGACGTGGGCGGAGATAACCAAGTGGCTGTCCATGAGCCTGAACAGCCACTGGTTCGAGATCAGCGCTACGCGGCTGGCTCCGGCCAAGTGGTTGACGGAGATTGTGGAAAAGGACCTCAAGATGGGTACGCGCTACTGGGGCGCGGAGGGGCGGCTGTGGAGCGCGGAGAATCCCGACGCCTATGCGGGGGTTCACAACTTCCAAGGTGTGATGTTGGTGTTTGACGAGGCCAGCGGCATCGAGGACAGCATCTGGTCGGTAGCGGCGGGATTCTTTACGGAGAATACGCCCAACAGGTTCTGGATGGCGTTCAGCAACCCCCGGCGCAACAGCGGGTACTTCTACGAGTGCTTCAACGGCAAGCGGGACTTTTGGCGCAACAAGATCGTGGACGCCCGGTCGGTCGAGGGGACGGACAAGGCGGTCTACCAGCAAATCATCGACGAGTACGGCGCGGACAGCAACCAGGCCTACGTCGAGGTGTACGGGCAGTTTCCCAGTGCGTCGGACGATCAGTTCATCGGCAGCCACTTGGTTGACGAGGCGATGGCAAGGGTCAAGT